CCGACTGTCCGGTTGACCTGACGCTAGCCCACTCGGCATCCCCCCCAGATAATTGTAAAGACAAAGACTGGCGCAACTGTGATATATCAAAGAAGGACGGTGAGGTGATGAACCTCAGCGGAGATACAAAAATAATAAAGTTATAGGGGAAAAGAACCATGACAAGAAAAGATTATTACCTAGTAGCAGAAGCACTAGCTAAATGCGCAGGAGGCTTAGGGCAAGATAACTTGCTTTATGTCGCCGATATGATTGCCCACGATATGCAAAATGACAATCCTGCATTTAAGCCAGAACTGTTCCTTAAAACAGCAGGCGTAACACAGGAAACACTAGACCAAGTGGAGGCGGAACGCAATGCGTAAGGTTCTTTTCCTCGATATTGATGGAGTATGTAATAGCGCTCAGTTTGCAGTAGCCTCTAAGAGCCGTGGGATACTTGGAATTGACCCATACCCAGCTTTCCTAGTGGGGAAAATACAGTTAGATACTGGCTGTGAAGTAGTCCTAAGCTCAACATGGCGCTTATGGGACGAAGGTAAGGAAGATGTCAGGAAGCAGGTTGTGGACTTTGTGGACATTACTCCCGACCTACATGGCAAAGACCGTGGCTATGAGATTGAAGCATGGCTAGAGCAAAACCCAGATGTTGATGTATATGCGATTCTGGACGACGACATGGACATGTTGGTGTATCAAGCACCTAACTTCTTTAAGACGCGATGGGCAGAGGGCTTAACACCAGAGATAGCTAAAGCGGTCACGGAGCATCTAAATCATGTCTAATTATATATTCGTAGATGTTGAGGCACTAGGAACAAGTCCAGTAAGGGGAACGATGACCGAGTTTGGCGCTGTGCATGGTACGTCATTAAAAGTATTCCATGGCATCCTGTTTGAAGGTACGCCAGACCCAGATAACCCAGCTGTGCCAGTTATTGGTAAGCGATTAAGTACAGATGATAAGGTAGCTAAAGAGTTTGCTGTGTGGCTTAAAGAGGTATGCGGTAACGACCGTCCAGTATTCGTAAGTGATAATGTAGCCTACGACTGGATGTGGATTGCTGGTATGTTTGATGTTGCCGAGATGGATAATCCATTCGGTCACTCTGGTCGCCGTATCTCTGACTTTTGGGCAGGGCTGAACAATAACTTTGGTGAGACACAGAGTTGGAAGCGTTTTCGCCAGACCAAACATGACCATAACCCAGTAAACGATGCAATGGGCAATGTGGAGGCGTTCGAACGGATTGTGAAAATAGCAAAGGAACGACGTAATGCGTCTTCCACACGGTAAGGAGCTAATCGAGTTCCTACCGCTTGAGGACTTATACACTGAGTTCGCTGAACACGAGCGCCTACAGGTATTTGCCAAGAAGGGTAGAGAATGTGTAGCCTGTGGGCGCGTAGGGACGCTTCTAGCGCTTGGTAGGGAAGATGGTAGCCGTAAGTACACTCGCCACCAGAAGTCCCATGGGCGCGTTCATATTGACCTTTATACCGATGACTTTGTGCTTATGACGGTAGACCACACCGTTCCAAAGTACGAAGCGAGGCTACTGGGCTGGACACAAGATGAGATTGAGAGTCTCGATAATAAGCAAACGATGTGCGACCCCTGTAATGGAGCTAAGGGTCATAAGATTATGACACCTGAGCAATTCAGAGAGCGTCGCCGAAACACAAACACAATAATTAAAGGTACAGAAGTAGTTAGACAATTAGTCCCAAACATACACGCCTTACTAGGAGACACGATATGAAATCACCATACACAAAAGAACTAGACCCACTGCAATTCAGGGATATTCCGCCCGAAGAAGAAAAGCTCATCACGATGGGGTACGAGTTTTTAGGATGGCACAATAACTGGACTATGAATCCAGATAGGTATACGAACTGTGTTGACCATGCCCATAACTATTACTCAGCATTCCCTAATGCGTGGCATAGCAAACAACACACTCCTAGTGGTAGCGATGTTACTCAATGGTGTACTAAATGTAAAATCTATTGGAAAGTGGACATGAGCTAATGTGTTGGCATCGCTGGTCATATATAGGTAAAGTTAAAGTATATCACTGGTTAGCTGGTGTCGGTGGGGGAATAGCCGTTCCCGCCGAAGTAAGAGCAAAATTATGCACTAAGTGCGGAAAGAGAAAGATACTATGAACGATAAGCAGTTTAGACGAGCGATGTGGCTCGCAAGGCATCCAAAGTTAGCGATATTATTCTATTTGACATTCGGTCTTATCTCGCTAGCCACCGCATGGGTACTGATATGTATTATTATCGCCCTCACCGCATTCGTATTATCGTCCGTGTTCCATATTCAGATATTTGAAGTTCAACCATAAATAAGGAGAAGAAAATGAGTTATTACTATGACCACGAAACAGATGCAGTTGAGCGTCGTATAGACTACGACCTATCAGCAGCTATGAGCTATGCAATCACCGATACTAAGGGCTTCGCGCTCGAAGATGTCGCCTATGTGCTTGCTTATCTACAGGGAGAGAATGATGGTCCAGACTTCCACTGGATTATTGCCATGAAAGACCACACCTATGCGTATATACAGGGTGGTTGCGACTACACAGGCTGGGACTGCCAAGCAGGTGGCTATGTAGAGATGGGCGTCTCTCTGAGCGAGGTGCTATCGAAAGCTGAGGAGAATGGCGTTAACATTCGTCAACTACTAACAAGGCAACTAACAGGTGAGGCTTCGTTCGGCGAAAGCACTCCATCGAGATACTGATGAAATACACACCTAACAAGTGGCAGGTACAATGTAGGCTATACAAGAGACCTGAGTTCCTTGATGATAGGCGCACATTCATACTTGGCTTGTATAAGCTTACAAGTTTGCCGATGGAAGGCACATACCCTGCAAAGCGGAATTATAAGGGGTTTATCTTTGTGGTAACATTTATGATTAAGAAAGGCTACTAATAATGCCCCCTAAAATACTCGGATATGAGCCTAAGCGCTATAAGGCGTTAGACATAGACCCAACACCCGACCGATTCACGGGTAAGCGTCGTGTACGAGAGGGTTATTACTTCAAAAAAGAAGGTCCACTCTATGCCTTTAATGAGGGACAGCCCAACACAGATAAGCACTATCTTGTTGATACGGCATTCGCCGACTGGAATATGCCGCGCCAAATAGAAATGCACGAAATAGATGTAGACACAATGGAGGAGATATAATGACCCAGACATCAGAAGCAACACCAGTTTACTACCATAACTGTAGAGTTCTTGGTCCAGAGACACGACTACCGAGGGCGCTAATGGCAGATGGTAATAATGAGTATGTCCTTTATTACCAGCATAAGTGTCCGTTCTGTAGCATGACAGGTGGTGAGCGAGAGTATGCTCGTGGTGTCACTCCTGACCCAAAGGGTGGCTACTTCGTGGACACAAAAATTGCTGAAAAATTGCGTGATTAAACGCTTGTGTTTTCGCACATAAAAGAGCATAATTAACTATAGAACATTAACAGACAAATAAGTGATAATCTGGTAAGCAGGTCGAACCGAGAAGCTCTTGCAAGAGTGAGGGACGGCAATCGGAAAATAGTCATAGCCCAGATGGGGGAGCGGAACCACTAACCCTGCAACGCGAAGAATACCCCCTGTGATGTACACACGAGTACGCCGTAGGATACATGTGTCTACGGACGTGCTTGCTGGATTGTCACTTATTGAATAAATGCACACAGAGGGGGAGGTAGCTACTTACGCCACACGGCGGATATGAGGTTACAAGACGGTAGCTCCGTTGTATAAGTCCTTCTGAAACCGTGGACTGTCCATCTAAAACGGTCATTGGTGAAAACGTCCCCCCGTGTGTGCATTTAATAATTAAACACATAGTTCTGGTAAGTATCAAATGAGTCACGATACGCGAAACAGCGAAGGGTCGCCACCTCAATCCTAAAGTAGCCCCTGCACGACAAACGAGCTACTTACCAGAATTGTGCGCTTAATGTGGGATTGAGTTCAAAGGGGATGTGAAAGATAGGCGCTATAATGGCGTCTATTTTCTTTGATAAAAGGGCTTGTGTTTTTCGCCGAATAAGAGCATAATTAAAATATAAAGACAGTAAGAAAGGCTTTAAACAAATGAACGAAGACTATAACGGCACAACTCTCGCATTAGGAATCTGTATAGCGCTCGCTATCGTCCTTGTGGCAATCGTTGCATTTAACTGGGGTGAGATTTGGCAAGTCATTTCTACGGAAGGACTATTAAGTGAGTAGGATTATCGAAAAGAAGATTGTCGTCACTGATGAGAATATCAATGACATTATGTCGTCTGCATTAAACGGTATTAGCTACTGGGCAGGAGAGGCAGACATCATCGGTTTGAAAAAAGCAGATGATGGTATGTGGACATCTGATGCGCTCACTAATGGTTACCGTATCCGTATTTGGGATGCCGAGGACTCGAAGTGGCATCAGTTAACGCTCACTAAGTTCCTTAAGGGATTAAAGCTCATGGATAAGCACGACTTTGATGACTATGACAGTCTTGATGGCGATGCAGTAATTCAGTACGCACTATTCGGAAAGCAGGTGTACGCATAATGATTCATATAGCAAAGATGGTAACGAACTATCCAGACTTCCACGGTTCAGGCTACTACAACTTTATAACGGCAGAAACTAAATCAGAAATGGATAGGAAGATAGCAGATAACAGTCACGACTTCCGACTAGATTCAGAAGTGAAGACACGTTTCGCCACAGTAGAAAACCTACTAAAAAAGTACCCAACCAAAGAAGCACTCAATGAGGCATTATTCGCATGAGTACTATAACTCAAACACTATGCGACATAAAGGGTTGCTCGAAAGAAGCAGACCATAAGCAGAAGACGCTATCAGTCCGCTTCACCACAGAACAGACAGAGGGTCGCGCCACAACTCCATATCTCTCAGGAGAGAAGCTTGACCTATGTAAGGAACACTACCAGCAGTACATAGATAGTCTACCGCTGGTTGGTTCTGGCGCACAGGGGTATAATGAATATATATTTAAGGAGGTTAAGAAATGAAAAAACTAACTCTTGTACTATTACTTGTTGTCGCTCTAAGCGGTTGGGTGTATGGCGCTACTCGTCCCGCAACAGCTGCAACTGTCGCGCCCACAGAAACAACATTCGACCATAGCACCTGCCAATATCCTAATAGACTATCTAACCCAGTAGATGGCTGTGATAACACAGACCCAGCTAACCCACAGTGTATGAAGGGTGGAACAGAAACCTGTGATATTCCAGTAGATACAACGCCATGGGTTCCTACAGCGTCGCCCGAACCAATAACTACCCCAGTAGTCAATAGCTGTACAGGGAAGTAGTATGGTTAAGTTCGACGACGGCACTACAGACTTCTTCACCCCGATGGATATTCCACCAGTGTCGCCCAAAGAACGTATTTACCACAAGACCATATCGCTCGTAGGTGATGATGCCGAGACAGAAGACACCCTCGCTATTATGCAACGCGGTGAGAGGCTAGTAGAGTTACCATCCCAAGAAGCTATTAAGTTCGCCCGACATATGATTCGCGCCCTAAAAGAAAACATTACCAGTCTCGAAAGAGAGATACTATGGGTAACAGACAGGAACAAATACATGACTTACTATGAGGATAAGAAGAATGATAACAAAAGAGTCTAAGGAACAGGTAAAAGAGGTTCTAAAAGAGATAGAGCAAGACAAGGTACACGAACGCATACATTCTGAGATAAGAAAGAACATGCTTAGACGGGTGCGCGATAATCCTGGAATGTATGCTATGTGTACCTGTGGTATGTGTGACACGACTTTTACACAACTTCCGATTCTACCAATCTCTGGGGCTAGATATAGCGAGTGAGTGACACATATTGGCTATGGCGACGGCTGAACTGGCGTAACCATTCTTATAGGTGGTTCTATTTGGGTAGACTAGTACCAGGCAATAGTATCCCTCAGTGGGTGAAAGATAAGTTTACCGAGCTAAGTAGCAACAACGTCATTTAGCTCTTTGTTGTATAATAGGGTTATAACCCAAATAAAGCCGAATAATACGGTTAAATATACACAGAGAGCGTACAAAAATGCCAATATCACAAGACCCAGAGAAAGCTGCAAAGCAATTAGGCAACCTATTAGACCCAAGCGAAGCAGGCAAGCTAGGTGGTCGCCCGAAAGGAAGCAAGAACTGGTCTTCTGTCGTACAGGAACTTCTTAACGACGAAGAACTATTCAATAAGCTTACCGAGAACTTAAAGAACAAACCATTATGGCTAGAGCCTACTGGCACTAAGACCCTTATGCAAGCGGTTACTATCGCTCAGGTACTTAAAGCTATGGGTGGCTCGCACTTCTCTGCTGAGTGGCTACGCAAGACAGGCTTCGGTGACAAGATTGATATTACTAGCAATGGCGAGACTATCAAGATGGAGCCAATTGTCATCTCACAGATTAAACCTCGCAATCTTATTGATGCTGAGATAGTCGAACCAAAGGCAATCGAAGATGGCTCTACAGCTTAAGCCTAAGCAACAAGAGGTCATCGACATCCTTAACAACCGTCCAGATATTGACGAGTTGATTCTTATTGGTCCAACTGGTGTGGGTAAGTCTGCTCTCGCTGCCCATGTCTTCATCTCTATAGCTAACGAGTTCCCCTACTCGCAGATGTTTGTCTGGCGCAAGAACTTCAACACTGCGCGTAAGACTATCTGGCGTACATACAAGAAGATGCTCGCCGATATGAACATGATTGAGGAAGACCACTATCGCCTTAATGAAGGCTCACTCTTGATTGAGTTCCCCAATAAGAGCATTATCACCTTCGCCCAAGCAGATAGCTCTACCGACCGCGACCAGAACAAGATTAAGGGACTCGACATTACCGCTAACCAACTAGAGGAAAGCAACGAGCTAATCGAAGATGCAGTAGACATGATTATGAGTCGTAAAGGTCGTGCTAACCAACAGGGACAGCCAAGCATTAACATCCACACAATGAACCCTAATAACGGTTGGACAAAGAGCCGTTACTACGACAAGTGGAAGAAGAACGAACTACCTAGCAATGTTATGGTCATAGAGTTCACCCTAGAGGACTCTTGGCAGACCGACCAAGACATTAACTCCCTTATAAAGAGCAAGCCAAAGTGGTGGGCGCAACGCTACCTCTACAATAACTGGAACTATCTCGATGAAGACCGCGCCCTCATTACTGGCTACCTGTGGGAGAAGGCAAGCATCTTCAAGCTACCAGAGCCAGAGCGAGACGAGCAGGGCAACGTCATTCCTAAAGACTCACGCTATAAGCTAGACAAGGTCATCGGCGTGGACGTAAGCGATAATGGTGGCGACGCTACCGTAGTCAGTCTTATTGAGTATGGCGTTCTCACAGAGCAGAAGGAACTCAAGATTCCTGAACGCACCTATGGTCAGAATAGCGAGATAGACTCGCGCCCAACAGGATACCTATTCGCCCAGCAGTTAATTGCCTTCGCCGAGAGCAAGGGATTCACTAAGGGACAAGCACGACAGATAAGCCTAGAGGTAAACGGCGTTGGTACTGCTATGCGTGACAGTATGAAGATACTCGGTTGGCACATAGACGAATACACCGCTACAGGCAAGTCGCGCAATGAAACGATGCTCAATATGCGTAGAGCATTAGACGAAGGGGAAGTCCAAGTCCTACAGAGAGAGTCCTATAGAGGACATGATGATGAGCTATGGCGAGAACTATCTGCCCATGACACCGATATGGTGGATGGTGTAGAGAAGGTCACCAAGAAGGACAAGATAAAAGAAGTCCTCGGACGCTCACCCGACTTCGCTGACTCATTCAGTATTGCTGTCCGTATGCACAGCAAGTTCCACGGCAAGATTAAGGACGATAAGCATAACATGAATAGGCTTGGCTTCTAGCGAGCTATGCTGTATAATAAACTATAGACAACAATACCGTAGCGTATAGAGTAATAAACAGAGACAAAAAACATATATGAACCCACTCCAAAGAGTTCGAAATGCGGTCAGAGCCTTTAATGCGCCAAGTATCGACAAGACGAACAACTCAACAATCGGCAACGAGTTCCTCCGCTACGGCTCACGCCCTAAGATGACACTCAACATTGATGACCCCGTCCTTACTGACGAGGATATGTATACAGGCTACGGCTATGCTATCATCGAGCGTCGCGCCAATCGTGCTGTTATCCTCGGCACAGAATACACCTACACAAAGAGTACCAAGAAAGATGGTACATCAAGCGAACACCCTTACCTAAAACTTATTAATGACTCCCTCGACTTCACGGCTGAGGATTTTTGGTATGAGTACTCTCGTTACATGGACTTGGAAGGCGTATTCTACGTCATGGCAGTCCGTACCGTCACCAACCAGAAGCTCAAGAATGGCTACACAAAGGTAGGCAACATACAGAACTTCGAGTTCCTTAACCCATACCAAGTTAAGCGTGTCTTCAACCAAGAAGGCGAGCTAGGTGGTTATGTTGAGAGCCGTGATGGACTACAGCGTGAAATCCCTAAAGAGATGATTATTGAGGTTATCAAGAAGAACCCAGTAGACCGTAAGAAGTCCTTCTCACTAGGTGATGCTGCTAGCGACGCACAGTTCGTCCTTAAGCAGGCTGCTGACTACTCTCGTAAGAGTATCCGTAACAACATCAACGCTCCTGGACTCATCACATCAGACATCATCATGGAAGACTACGAGTTCGAGAACTTCAAAGAGCGCGTTAAGAACCACGCTCCTGGTGAGCCACTCTTCGGTAACGGTCCATCTGCTATCTCTTACCAAGACACAAGCATTGACCTAAACAAGTCTGCTCTTACTACTGTTAACTCTGATAACCGCGACCAACTTATCTCTGTTGGTGGTACATCTAAGAACCAACTCGGTCTAGACCAAAGCGGTACAGGACGCGAGACAGCATCCGTACAGAAGGACGACTTCACGGAGAATGCCGTTATGCCTATGGTCAAGAAGATGATTGGTGCATTGAACATGGACTACAAGCGCTACTACCCAGAGGACTTTGTGTCTACTGGCTACGAGATTGCCCTAAACAACCCTCTCTCTAGCGACTTCGCTAACACACTCCTTGAGATTCAAGTAAACCAAGGTCAACTTGCCTTCCGCCAAACACTTATCGCTGCTGGCTACGAAGAAGAGATTGCCACCCAGTTCGTTACTGGTGAGATTGACTTGGCTGCTCTTGGTTCTCCAACCCTACAACCTGGTATATCTGATGAAGATGCCCTTGTTGCTGCTCTCTATGCAGCTGGTGCAACACCAGAGGAAATCGCCCAGATAACCCAACCTCAACCACCAGTTAACCCAGGTGGACAGCCAGACTTAACACCACAGGTAAGCTAATATGCAGAATAGCAATGCTCCTACACAGCAAGCTCCAACACCAGCCAATCCTAGCGCTGCTTCACTCGCTGCTCTTAAGGCTGCTCTTACTGCCTCGACAAAGGTACAACTCGTCACCCCAGAGGAGAATGCAAAGAAGATTAAGACCATGGCTCAGGAGGCCAAGGCGCTTCTTAAGGAACTCCGTAGCGAAGGCGACTTAGAGCCTGCTAACGAGCCAGATGCGTCAGTTGTTGAAGAACAGTCTTTCGGTATGGGTCCACGCGCATTCGTTGCTAATGCTAACATCTCTCCTGACGAGCAACGCCAGATAGACCTAGCAACAGAGCAGTTCAAGCAGAGTGTTGAGCGTGTTGATAACCAAATCCTTGCTCGATATGTACAAGCCGTACAGAATGGCGACTATGCTGAGGCTGAGGCTATCCTAGAGAACGCCGTTGAGAGCCAACAGACACATACGCTTATGTTCGCGCTCCTAACTATCGGGGCTATCTTGCTTCCTCTCTACGCCAAGCAACGCCTACAACACCTACTCGTGCAGTTCGGTCTACACACCGTCTTCGCCCAGACTAAATCTGGACAAGCTGCTATGAAGCTACAAGCAGAGCGTGGCGCTAAGAGCCATGTACACACTATTGCCAAAGACCTTAAGAACTCACTCGATGACGCTATTGATAGCGAGCTAAGTAACCCAAGTATTGAGGCTGCTCTTAAAGACAAGTTCGAAGCACTCGCCTCACTAGACGAGAAGCAGTACCTACGCGCTGTCCACAAGGACGAGAACATCTATGCCTACGCTCGTGACCTTATCCTTAAGGGTGATACTCGACAGGCTGTTATCAAAAACCTCCAAGAGAACTTCGCTGGTATTGGTAAGCGTCGCGCCACTGTCATTGCTGGCAACGAAGCTAACCGTGTATTCACTATGAGTCAGTTCGATGCAGACAAGCAGTTCCTCGCCCAGAACCAACTTACCGACAAGGCATACAAGCGCCTAGTAAGTAACACAGGACACCCAGAGGCTATCTGTCAGGCTATCATCGACGCAACTGCGCTTAATCCTATCCCCTTCAAGAACGACTTCATCCCTTTCGGCAAGACTTTCTCTGTTAAGGACGGTGGCAAGACATACAAGATTAAGCCTACCTACGAGAAGCTACAGAGCGGACACATTCACGTTAACTGTCAGTGCCGTTATGAACTCCTTATCCAACGCGAGGACGGAAGCTTTTTCAACACCTACGATGGCAAGATGCTTAACGATGTACCCTTCGTAGAAGACCTGCACCCACGCGACCTTACTGGTAAGTTCGCTAAGAAGAAGGGTGGAAGCAAGAGTATCCCTGTTGACCTATCTAAACTAGGCAATGTTAATGACTTCAATAAGTATGTTGAGTCTTCTTACTTCGATGGCTCTCTAGGACAGCACTCAGGTGATGTTACTGACTCAGTACGCGCCTACCAAGGTCACATGTACGATGCCATTAACATTCATGCTCGCGCCAATATGCTTGATGACCCACTTAACGTCTACGGTACAAAGACTACCTACGGCGACACAATCAAGAACATTGATACTGCTGCCAACGTCACTCTTGCCAACGACACTACTATCTATCGCGGTACAGAGATTCCAGTACACCAGAACACAGATGTCGGAGAGACTATACACTCGCGCTCATTCCTAAGCACCTCAACCGACCAGAAGATAGCTGATACATTCAAGTATAAGGGTGGTTCCATGCTCGTTATCTCAGCAAAAAAGGGACAAAAAGCAATTATCCCTGACTATGTTACATTCGGTAAGCGTGGACGCACTATGG